TTATTTTAGATTTGGTGATTCTGATAATGCGGCTCGGGGCGGGTTCCGTTATGAGCACAGTGCCGACAAGATGTACTTCAGGACTGGTGGAAGCGACAGAGGAGCGATTGACTCGTCTGGCAATGTCGGTATTGGCACAACGACACCTGGCGAGTTACTAGATATCAACGCAGGCACTTCTGGGTCAGTTGAACTTTCAACAACGGGTGGGCGCACCATCCAGTTGACAGCGAACGATAGCGAACCGTTTTTGTCTGTTGGCTCTACGTCGTCTCATAGTGCGGCGATTATGACTAACGGTGTTCGTCGTCTGACAGTCAACTCATCTGGCGATGTCGGTATCGGTGATACCTCACCATCTTACAAGTTGGATGTCAACGGCACAGGCCGATTCACAGGCGACGTAATTACTGACGACCTAACTGTCAACTGCTCATCAACAGAACTCAAAGTACAAGGCTCTATCGCTGGCGTGCAGTTCATAGACAGAGTTGGTACTGGGCGATTTGTCGTTTACAATAGCGGGAACATTCTTAGATTCTGGAATGGCGCAGACCGAATGACGATGGATGCGTCAGGCAACCTTTCTGCTGCACAGTTACGTCTTACAGCAACAGGTGACGCTAGTCTCTCATCCACAGCACACGCATTCCAAGTAGGGAGTACTAGTAGCACCAACCTCATAATCGACGGTAACGAAATTCAGGCTCGTAGTAACGGGGCAGGCGGTTACTTGTACCTCAATGCTGATGGTGGAAATGTGGTTATCGCCAACAACTCCACTGGTAGGCTTGGCATCGGCACGTCCACGCCGGGAGATAAACTAGAAATCTATGCCGGATACATTCACCTAGATTCAACGTATGGTATTAAATGGTCAAATGGTGACTCTCTCATCTATAACGATGGAAGCAACGAATACCAGTTCACTGGTGACGGTGCCACAGACATTGTATGTGACGGTGAGGTTCGTGGCTCTTCAAAGCTGTTCCGTATCCGCCATCCACTACCAGAGTTAAACGAAACAACCGACTTGGCTCATATGAGCGTTGAGGCTCCTTCTGCTGACCTGCTGTATCGTGGTTCGGTAACGCTAGTAAATGGGCACGCGGCTGTAGACATTGATGAAGCAGCAGGAATGACATCAGGGACATTCGTTGTGCTCACCCGTAACGTGCAATGCTATACTAGCAATGAGACCGGATGGACTGCAATACGCGGATCAGTGACAGGATCGACTTTGTTAATAGAGGCACAAGACGAAACCTGCACGGACACTATTGCGTGGATGGTTGTTGCCCAGAGAAAGGATACTGCAATTATTTCTTCTTCAAGCACCGATGATGACGGCTATGTTGTTGTTGAGCCTCCACGACAAATATGGTCTCGGGATTTAGAACCGGAGGGTAACTGATGTATAATAGAGGTGATTCGTAATGCCTATTAGTTTTCCAGAGAACCCCTCAGTTAACGATACTTTCCAAATTAATGGTCGTCATTTTGTTTGGAATGGTAGTAAGTGGCGTAAGCGTCGGGCGCGAGTTGAGGTTGCTCCTCCTAGCTTAGAGGTTAGTGAAGATTTTAGCGCTGGCGGTTCTGCTTTACATGTTGATTCGACTAATGAGTCGGTTGGTATTGGTACTGATTCTCCTAATGCTTCTGATGCTTTGACTGTTGGTGGTGATACTAGTGTTACTGGTAATTTGTCGGTTTCGGGTATAATTACTGTTCCTACTGTTTCTGCTGCCACTAATGACACTAAGGTGGCTACTACTGAGTATGTGACTACTGCGATTTCTAATCTTGTTGGTGGTGCTCCTTCTGCTTTGGATACGTTGAATGAACTTGCTGCGGCTTTGAATGATGATGCTAGCTATGCTACGTCTATCACTAATGCCCTCGCTGGTAAAGTTGATACTACAGCAACGTTTGGTGGAGATGTATCAGGCACTTATGATGCAATAGTTGTAGCAGATGATTCTCATAACCATGTCATTAGCAATGTTGACGGGCTACAGACGGCTCTTGATGGCAAGTCTGGCACAAGCCATACGCACTCATATCTGTCTACGTCTGGTGGTACAGTTTCTGGAAACGTCACAGCATCAAGGTACTACTCTTCAGCAAACGGAGACTGGCAAAACTATCGTTTAGGTGACGATGCTTGGATTGGTGACACTAATGTCGCTAATACCACTAGGATTTCTGGTGTACAAGATTCTAATAAAGGGTACATACGTTTTGGTAGCAATGGTAATTCTTTGGGGTGTAATGGTTCTGGAAACTTAACCTACGGAGGGCAAATTTCAGTTACGGGGTATTTGGAAACTGAGTCTCATCTTTATATTACTAGTGATGCTCGTCTTCGTCGTTCTGATGAAAACTACGGTTCAATGAAAATTGACAACTACAGCCGTGGGAGTTATTACGGGATAAACCTTGCTGGTCATGCTAACTTTATGGCACACACAAGCAACAGTGTGGCTGGTGTGTACAACGATATCGATAATGAATGGTACTGGTACGCTAGCCGCAATTCCAACGCCCGGATGTTCCACAACGGCACTGAGAGAATCAAAACAGAATCATACGGCGCACACATCAACTACCAGTTGAACACTAGTGGTGTGACGTACAACGATGCAACTTGTGGTGGGGCCGCAAACCGCATCGCTTTCAGATGGGCAAGCCCATATGTCAAATGTTCTGTAGATAATGTGATTTGCGCCATTGCTGCCGATTTTTCCGATCAAAGAATTAAGACAAACATTAGGGATTGGTCTGGAGGTATGAATGCTATCAGGCAACTTAGACCTGTTGAGTACACTCCTAGGGATGTAATCGGATTTGGTGAAGTTTCCGGTAATGTTGTAGAAGGCTTTGAGCCAAAAGATGATGTTATTGGTTTGATTGCTCAAGAAGTTATGGAGGTTTTACCTTCTGCTGTCATGGGTAATCCTGACGGTTCCGAGTTGCTTTCGATTGCTAAAGATCAAATAATTGCCGCTTTGATATCCGCTGTAAAGGATATAGATGATAGACTATCTGCTGTAGAAGGAGGCTCGTAATGAGAGAATGGAAATGGTCGTTTAGTGAAGCGACTTTGGTTGATTATGATGGTATGCCAGATTCGGTGTATAAGGTTGGTATTCGTTTGGCGCTGCTTGACCATGATTTAGATATGCGTGAAGCAAATGAGTGGACAGTAGAGTTTGATATGCCAGACCCAGAAGACTTTGTGCAGTACGAAGATGTCACGCCTGAGATGTTACGTGACTGGGTTGTAGGTTATTGGGCGCACCCTGATCGTGGGTGGCCGAAAGGCAAAGAGAAATGGCTGGCTAAAGAGAAGCAGAAGTTGATTGATAGACTTGATGCTCGTAACGCAATTAGAACAAGGAATATATCTGCAATCATAACTGAGCAGGTTGACTGATGGCTATTAACTTCCCTGATTCCCCTTCGGTTAATGATACCCATACTGTGGGTGATAAGACTTGGACTTGGGATGGTACTTCTTGGAATGTTGTTACCGCTGCTTCTGGTGATCACGGTAATCTTGGGGGGTTGAGTGATGATGATCATACCCAATATTTGCGGGTTGATGGTTCTCGTTCTGCTGATAGTTTAACTATTAGCGATGATTTGACTGTTGACACCGATACGTTTCATGTTGACTCCACGAATAATCGTGTCGGTATCGGCACAACCAGCCCTAATGAGACTTTGGATGTTCAAGGTTCGATAGGTTTTAGTACGGGGGGAGGAAGAACAGCAGGTTCTCTTTTCTCTGATAGCAACTGGGGTTTGATAACTACTGCGGCTCAATCCTCTCCAGCCCTTGCGGAGTTTGCGTGGTTCAATGCTGACGATACTGAACGTATGCGTATCGACACTTCTGGCAATGTTGGTATCGGTACAACTAGTCCCGGTTCGCCTCTGCACTTGTTTGGGGCAGGCAATGCAGTCGATCAGATCAGGATTTCATCTACGGGCGGCACAGTTTCGGAGTACGGGTTTCTCGGTGCTGATGCGTCTACGGACGTAATGAGGTACGGCTATTGGACGGGGAGCGGGTTCGGAAACCATCACTTTGAGGGCAATGTCGGTATCGGTACAGCAAGTCCGGGTGCGAAACTAGACGTAGTAGGCGAGATCAAAGCTGACGGGTTCATCACCATCGGGGCATCGAACGCAACCGAAGGTGGCGAAATACGTCTTGATGGTGGCACTTCTTACTCCAGCACTTACGCAAGAATAGACCGCTATGGAGCCAGCGGGCTTCGTTTTTTGGATGGCTCTGCCGTTCGTATGTCGCTGGATATTTCAAACGGGAACCTTGATGTTGCAGGTGCTATTTCTTCATTGGGTTCTGCCATGCTCGGCGTTAGACAGGTACTAGCATCGCACAAGACTGGATATTCGTTAACTGGTACAACTGAGATTGATACAGGTTTATCTGTGACGATTACACCTAAATCTACGTCTAGTAAGATTCTTGTTTTTTGGTCCCACGCTTTTTACATCTCCGGTGCTTGCAACATCAATAGCAGATTGAAACGCGGCACAACACAGTTGCAATTGAACTATGCAGGCGACTGGGGTGCTGCTGGTAACGGAACAGTGAATAATTATTATTTAGATAGTCCCAACACTACTTCTGCTGTGACTTACAAGACCACCATGCAGAGTAGTAACACTACAGGGGTGTATGTCAGCAACTCTAGTTCTTCAAGTTACTTGCTAGTTGTGGAGATTTTGTGATGGAAATTTGGACAGAACAAGAACTAAAAGAAATGTTTCCTATTGAGTCTGTACTTGTTGACGGTGACGACGAGAATCCCAGTGTCAACATGTCCTCCGAAAACTGGGAGGCTTGGATTCAGTCTCTCGTAGGAACTCCTAAGCCGCCCGCATAGAAGCGCTAGAGTCCACATAAAATCATATCTTTTAAATAAAACTGTGGTACTATTGTACTACTATGGAAGATTTAAACCTTACTTTTCCCATTGATATGGTCAAGCGGGAAGAGCGCATTGTTGTCGGTATTGCAACCGCTGACAATATTGATAAGGCTGGGGATCTTATTGAGTTCGAAGCTTCTGTTGAAGCGTTTAAGAATTGGACCGGAAACATCCGTGAGATGCACGCTCCAATTGCTGTAGGTAAGGCTATTAGTTACAAGCCGGTTAAGGTTAAGGGTGCTAATGGTGAAGACTACAACGCTATGCAAGTAGAGGCGTATATTTCTAAGGGCGCTCAGGATACTTGGGAGAAAGTTCTTGACGGTACACTTCGCTCGTTCTCTGTCGGGGGTAAAATTCTTGACAAGCAGATCGATGCAGAAAAGATGTTCCGTGGTAAGCCTGTAAATGTAATTAAGAAGTATGAACTTGGTGAGTTGAGTCTTGTAGATAATCCTGCAAACCCAGCTGCGGTTATTGATATTGTTAAGTTTGACACTACCGATCAACTTGATTACATTTTGAAAATTGATTGCAATGATATTAATTTGACTATTCCTAAGTCCGTACAACGTATGGCTCAGGTTGGTCTTAATCAAAGAAAAGAGCACGGTCGTGGAGGAACGAGTGTCGGTATGGGTTCAGCCAGAAGGCTGGCTCAAGGCGGTACTGCTTCTCCAGAGTTCGTTAGAAAGGTAGCGAAGTATTTCCCGAGACATGCCGGTGACTTAAAAGCAACTGGTGCTGATCCGGGTGATAAAGGTTATCCTTCTAATGGAAGAATTGCTTGGAACCTTTGGGGTGGTACTCCTGGTTGGGTTTGGGCAAGATCAAAAGTTCGTCAATTGGATAACTGCACACGCAAATTTGATGACGATATTGATTTAGAAAAAGAAATTGCATGTTCGTGCGGATGCGGTACATGTAATGATGATATTATTAAGGAGTTCACCAATATGGAAGATATTTTGGAACAAGTTCTTGATGAAGAAGGTACAACTTTGGAAGAGGTTGAGAAGTCTTTGCGTCATTATGAAAATTATGCTAAGGTATCAGAGATGGATACATCTGCCGAAGAGAAACTTTCTTTGTTAAAGCGATTCGTCAACTGGCTTACAGTTGAGGAAGAGGCAGATGTACAAAAGTCTGTCGAATTAGAAGAAGCTTCAACTGAATCTGAGGTTGAGGCGGATAACGATCAAATGGAGGATCATATGGATATTGATATCTTGAAAGATGCTCTTGGTTCGGTCATCGATCAGAAGTTCACTGATTTCGCCGCTTCGTTTAAGGAAGAGGTTGAGGCTTCAATGGACGCTAAGATCGAAGAAGTTACTAAGAGCGCAGATGCACAGCGTGAGGAGTTGGAGCAGAAGCTTGCTTCCGCAGAGGCTTCACTTGCTGAGCAGACTGAAAAGGTGGAGGCTTTTGCCGCTGCTGGTGCAGTCAAGAAGAGCGTCGATCCAGACGGCGATGAAGATGAGGGTGACGAGGAGACAATCCGCAAGTCTGCTCCTTCTTTCTGGAACAATGTTTATTTGCCACAAGAGCTAGTCAAGGCTCTGGGCTATGAGTCGTGATTAGGAGGAATATATAAATGGCAACTCAAGAAGAAATTCTAGCAAAGGCTAACGAAGTCACTACCTCAGTTGTGGGTGGTGCCTCTGGTGGTCTTCTCAACGCTGAACAGTCTAATCGGTTCCTAGATTTTGTGGTCGATCAGTCTGTTCTTATGCAAAACAGCCGTGTTGTCCGTATGCGTGCATCAAGCATGGATATTGACAAGTTGTCGGTTGGTACGCGCATCATGCGCAAGGCTACGGAGGCAACCGATGACGGTTCCAACGCAGCAGTAACCTTCTCAAAGGTTTCACTCTCCAGCGTCAAGCTTCGTCTTGATTGGGAGATTTCAACAGAGTCCCTTGAGGACAACATTGAGGGTGCCTCGCTTGAGGATCATCTCGCTCAGGTCATGGCTCGCCAGACCGCTAACGATCTTGATGACCTTCTCATCAACGGCAACACCTCGTCAAGCAACACTCTGCTCAAGGCCCTTGACGGCTTTGTGAAACTTGCTCTCGCTTCCGGTACAACGGTTGACGAGGCTGGTGACAATGCTTCACGTTCAGTTTTTGACCGTGTTCTTCGTAACCTTCCCAGCAAGTATCTCCAGCGCCGTAACGAGCTTAAGTTCTTCACTGGCCCTGGTATTGTGCAGGATGCAATTTACTCGCTTCAGAATCCGAACTCGGCTACTGAGTCGGCTGCTGGTGCTCCAAGCCCAGGTTCAACGACTGGCGATCTCGCCTTCTTGAACGGCGCAATGCGTGCAAATGGTGGCGCTGGTGCAACCGGCCTTGCTCCTTTCGGTATCGGACTCACTGAAGTTCCGTTGATGCCTGAGGATGTTTCGGGTGACTACTCGGGTGCTTCTGGCTCGCACGGCTATGTGGAACTTACGTTCCCGAACAACCGTGTGGTTGGTCTTCATCGTGACATCACGGTGTACCGCCAGTTCCAGCCGAAGACTGACACGATTGAGTATACTCAGTTCATGCGTGTGGCTGCTAACATCGAAAACGCTGATAGCTATGTCATCGCTAAGAACGTCAAGCTTCGCAGCACCTGATAACTAAATCTTAGGACTGTTATAGTTACTATCCTAACGGATTGGGCGGGGGGAGAAATCCCCCGCCTTTTCTGTTTTATAATGATACTTATGATAGAATTGTTGTTATGAGTGAGAATGTAGTAAAGTCGTCTGATCTTCCTGAGCCTACTAAGAAGGCTCCTGCTAAGAAGACTACGGCTAAAAAGACAACCGCTAAGAAGACTTCTGCTGCTAAGGCTGAAAAGTCTCCTGTTCCTAAAAAGACTGTTGCAAAGGCTTCGGCGGGTAAGAAGTTTATTTATTTTGATAGTGGTGCCGCTTACTCTACTAAGGGTGGTATTCGGTTCACTAGAGAGAACAGGATTTATGAGATTGAGGAGCAAGAGGCTGACCACTTGCTTACTTTGGATAACTTTAGACTTCCAACTCAGATTGAGTTAGAAGATTATTATAAGGAGAATAACTAATGGCTGGAAATCTTAGCGATTATTTGGAAGATGCTTTGTTGGATCACTTCCTTGGCACAACTGCCTATACTGCACCTTCTGCTGTGTATGTAGCACTTTATACTGCTGCACCTTCGGATAGCGGTGGTGGTACTGAGGTGTCTGGTGGGTCTTATGCTCGTCAGGCTGCAACGTTTGATGCTGCGGCTAGTGGTGCTACGCAGAATAGTGGAAATATTGACTTTGCTAATATGCCTGCTGCTACTGTTGTTGCTGTCG